CTACTTCAACAATTCTCATTTTAAAATAACTTAAATATCAATGCTATAATTAGACTTGACATTGTAGCAAATACTCCTGCCATAATACCCACTAACCAATTTTCTATTTTAGAAAAATGATCTTTAACTTCTGTTTTAAATTCTTTGATTTCTGATGTTACTTGTTCGATTCTCAGCATGTCTGCGATGACTTGCGTTTTTAATTCTGTATCTCCAGCATAAAGTTGCTCTGCTGGTTTTTTATCTAAATCTTTGTCTGCCATTATAATACGTCCTGTTTAGAAAATTCAGTATTTACTGAACTTTTTGTATCAATTGTACCGCCATTTAAAACGATACCATTTAATTCATCTTTCAGTGTGTCTAATGTATGTGCGCCTTGTCTTTCAAACGCAAATTTAAATACCCAACCTGCGCCTGTTAGTGTAGGTGCCCCGTAGTCATCCAATCCTGCTGAACTTCCGTCTGCTAATATTGGTGTGTTCATTAACATTGGTTGTGCTCTTAAACTTATTACCTGTACTAAACTTTCAAAATCTTTTTGTGTACTATCTGTAAAACTATCTGTGGCGGTTATGTCTAATTTTGTGAATAGTGTAAAAAATTCAACGTCACCTGTTAAGGTTTCGCTTGATGTAACTAATCCACCTGCTTTTGTTTGTGCCATAATTTCTCCGTGTGTCTCTCTATAAGCATATTTATCATTTTGTGGTAATATTATGATTGATTTCCAACAGCCATAAAAAAAGCACTCCTAAGAGTGCTTTTTAAAGTTTTATCTAAAACTAATTATAATTAGTCTTTAAAGATTGATTCAACAGTTGTAACTGCTCCAGTAACGCCGTGTGCGTTTGTACCTTCTGCAGTATAGTCTGCGCCTGCGCCTTGTAATGCTACAAAGACTGCGTCAGTTGTTCCACCAACAAATGCTGATCCGTCTGCTGTTCCAACGCCGCCTACTGCGAAACCGTCTAATTGCATATCCTCAAGTACAGTTTTTAACTCTGCTTCTGTGATATTTGTTTTTGCAATCTTAACGATGTCTGTTTTTGAACCTAATCCGTTGCCAATGCCTTGTCCTGCTTGGCTTGTTTCAAATGCTACTAATGCCATGATATGACTCCTACTATTCTACGTTACAAAGTGTTTATGTTTTTAACTATCTTTGTAACTTGGTTACTTTTATTTATCAAAATCCCATAAAAAAAGGGCAAATGAATTGCCCTTTTTATTGTTATATGTCTTCAAATCTTATAAAACAAAAGTTTTTGCGGCAACTGTTGCTGAAGCAAGGTTGATTGAATCAACTGTGCCTAAAGCAATAATAACGTCTTCTAAGTGAGCCGCTAAGGTTTCACTGTTTGAACCGTCATAAGTGTCAGCACCGTATTCACCTTCTAGCATCAAACTCATATTTGCGTTTGTGCTGTGTAGTGGTCCATGACCTAAGATGTTTACACCTTCGCCTTGGATTGCTTCAAATACTGCCTCAACTGCGCCTGCTGGTCCTAATGAACCGTTAACAGCCGCGCCAAAGTCAACATCTACTAATGCTACTTCTTTACCGATGAAAAATTTCTCTTCATCAACTCTGTTTGGATTTGATTGACTTAGTCCTACTAATGCCATTTTAATCTCCTAATTTATAGCCTGTATCTCTACAGTCGTTACGTTTATTTATCTAAAATATTGGGTATTTTTTGTTAAATTCTGGTGTTAAGGAAGTCTTTGACATTGTCAACTGTGTCCTTATAGTACTTGCTTACAGCATAAGCCGGGTCTGTCATGACTCTGTCGACTGCTTTACCGATAGCACCTCTTGGTTTGCCTCGAGAATCATTCTTGCCGTACCATTTTGGGTCTTTAAGTATTCTGCCATCTGCTCCTCTTCTGTAATCTTTATTTTTTGCGGTTGTTTGACTAACTTTCCTGTTAAAATCTCTTTCATCTGCTGATGCCTGACGTGCCGCGGCATCTTTTTCTCGTGCTCTTCTCGACGCTTTTTCACTACGTTCTCTATCTCGTCTTTCTTTGTCTAAACCTTTTTTAGATCTTTTATCTAGTTTAGCAATCTTCTGATCTATTTCTCTTTCTTTATCTGTTAGTTCGTCGGATGCTTTTTGTTGTCTTTCTCTACCTTTAACATCTACCTGGTCTATTCCAGAGAACGACGCTCTGCCAATATCTTTTGCGTCCCAGTCAAGACCTGCTCTTGAAATATCCTGCAGGTTTTTTATTTTTTGGAATTGATCGCTTTCTAATGATTGTGTTACTTCGAAAATCTTCATAATACTATTTATAACTTTTTCTTACTTGCCCAGTAGGCACCAATGCCTGCCAAGCCGGCTGATGCTTTTGGACCTAGCCTGCCTCTTGTGATTTTAGGACCTAATTCGTGTGCCGCATAGGCTGTTGCGCCTGCTACTGCTAAACGTTTAAGTGTGCTTTGATTTGTTGCTATATCTAATTCTTTATTACTTACACCTGGTAATGCGTATCTTCTTTCTCTAGCAAGATCATTTAATGGTTTATATAATTCACTTCTAACTGCTTTTGCTCTCATGGTGTGTAACAAACGTGTAACTGCTAATTGCTTTTGTCTATACTTTAATCTATTCCAGTCGCTAATTAGTCTTCTTACTGCTAATAGTGCCGTGCTAGTTATACCTAATTGATATTGTAATCTCAAAAGATATGTTACATTAGGCTTATTGCCTTTGCTAATATTCTGTAAGTATTGCCATAATCGTCTTTCGTCAAACTTAATTGTTTTCTTTTTTGCTCCTTTAGGCATACTGTCATATCTTTTATTCACAAAGTAAGCCATTTGATATAAGTCTGTTGATGTTACTCTGTTAGCAATAAATTTTCCGTATGTAGTACTTTTACTAGCATACTTTTTACCAAACTTAACTGTACTTGCGTCTTGTACAAACATAGTATTAATTAAAACAAAAACAAAAAGTAATTCTGTTATGTCATCTTGATTGTATGCTTTGAAACCGTTAGTGGCTCTGTACAATCGACTTTCATTTAATTCATCAAGTAATTGTAATTCCATTATGCTCCTGGTCTCCCTGTGCCAAAGTTTTTAACACTAAAGTCTAATCTGTCAACTAATTTAATTGCGTTTCCAATATGATCAACAGCAACAAAGCCTTCTTCGCCGGTAACATCATAGTCACCTTGTGCGTTTTGTACAAATGTATCTATTTGTCTTATATTTGCTAATTTTTTAACAATCATTTCTTTTGCTCTAATTAGATCTAAGTAAACAATATACGCACTTACAATTTCATTAGTGTTGTCTTCTAAAAATTTAATGCCATCAAGCATCATTTTTGTTTTAGCAACTTTGGTCTTATCTGTTTTTACTGCCTCGATTGCTTTTTTCATTGCTGTTTTATAATCATTCATAAATGCTGTAGCAAATGTTTTAGGATCCTTTTCAAACTCGCCTTGGTCTCTGATAATTTTGTTTACACTTGCTTTGATTCTATCTCTTAAGTTTTGACCAAACTCGTTATTCTTTAAAAATTCTAAATTACCCATTTTAGATAAATTTTTATTAGCATCTTCTATTGCTGACTTAAGAGAATCTGATTCCTCTGCTGTCATTGTTACTTGCCCGGAGTAATCTTTAATTATAGCATCTCTGTACCATACTCCGGCATTACTACCGTCGCCTAAGGCACTAGCATCATAACCAAATTTAGCATTCATATCTGATAGTGTCGGGCCACCTACATACTCTGTGTGGAACACTATACCCATATTTGATGATAATATTTCTTTTGCTAAGTCGCTGTTCTTAGGTACAGCATATATAATAGTGTTTGGTTTGAACACAATGTATTCTTCACCTTTAATGTTTGCTGTTTCTATATCATCTTTGGAAAACAACATGTCACCTTGTACAACACCTGTAAAATTTAATTTTTGTAAATTAGTAAATGCTGTTGCTAGTTTTTTTCTAAGTCCTTCAGCACTTTTTGTTTCGCCTTTTACAACTTTGTCTGGATGGTTTGATTTGATGTCTGCTAAACTTTTATTTAATTTAGGGTTTCTGTTGAATACACCTTTTGTACCTACAAAAAATTTACCATCAGCAGGATCAATACCAGCAAATATAGCCGGAGCACCGTCCCATTTTGTTGTTAGGTTAAATTTACTTTTGGCATTCCCTTTGAGCATTTCATAAAAGCCTACTAAATGTTTAATAGCGGCTTTACCGCCCGGAAGTCCATCATTAAAAATTAAATCTTCTAGATGTTCTAGATGTGTATTCTTTGCTTCATCAAGTCGGTGATGAATGACACATTCTTTAATATACTGTCTTGTTAGATCTACTGCTCTCATTTTTGGTTTCGAGGAGTTTGATCCTCTCGATCTCCTCTTTTCTGCCAGCCTTTTACGGGATCAAATTTGGAGCCTTGTTTCTTAAAGACTAGATTTGTCGGAACTGATACTAATGGGTTCCCCATAGGATCTTTTGGAGCATTAGGATTAAATGGGTCGACCATTTTTAATACAAACTCTTTCTTATTTTGTGGATTATATCCCCTTAACTCTCCTTCTCCAGTTTTGTTATCACCGTATGTGTACGTGACAATATCCCCTGACTGTAATTGTTTAATCCTTCTTAACTCGCGTTGTCGTTTAGCACTATCAGTTTGGCTCTTTCCGCCTTTTTGCCTACCACCCGATCTAGGTCCTGTAGGTTGTTCGCCGTCACTATAATTATGATAGTCTGTGGTCCTGTAACCAGGCCCAGTATTTTTAGTATCCTTGGGCGGCGTGCCTCCTGAATCTCCTTTTGATCTAAAGTAGTCAACAACTTTACGTCCGAGATTGTCTATTCCTGCTAGGCCTCTTGTTACTGTTGTTGCTGTTTTACCAGTTAAAGCACCAGGCTTTTGTAGTACATTGTACCCAGCACGTTCAGGGTCATTGGGATCAAGGAAACTTGATACTTTGCCTTTTACTCGATCTTTAAAACCAGGTGGTTGATTAGCGACGTCCATCGCACTAACTACACTTGTAGAGAATTTTTTATCATCGACTCTTTGTAGCATACCACTTGGAAGTTTTATGTAAAAATGACTTGCTTGTTTTTGTTGGTCCCAGTTCTGCCAATCTCCTATTACAAAAAGTTTTCCTTTTATAGGAGCACCATCCAATTCGAGATCTTCGGCATCTGTGCCAACAACTTTTACTGCTGTAACAGGAAGTTTGCCTTGGCCTTTATATTCGCCAGTGCCTTTTATCATTTCTTGTGAAATAAATGGCGGTGGAGCCGCTTCTTGTAAACTTGTTACTTCAAATATCTTCATTTTTTGACTCTTTTACTATTTGAACGCCTTTAGCAAAACGTTCTGGCTTTCTACCTTTGATAGAATTTACTAATCTGCGTTGTAAATCCAAAGCCTGAGAGTCGTCAAAATTTTCTTCTATAAGTTGAATTAAGTTTATAGCACTTTTGATAATATGATTACCACGTGTTGCTACAACATCTAATTTGTTTCTTTCAGAGACAACTGAATTAAGTTCATCTAGTATCGATTTTTTTGTTATTGACATAATCTCATTCCTGCTTTAAGCATATTTATCAAATAATCACTTTTTCTTGAGTAAGTCTCTAAGTGCCAAACCTTGAAGTTTGGTATTATCGATACTTTGTGTATCTTCTTCTGCCTCTTCTGTTCTAATTGCAGATGAACGTTGTAGTCCAGCAACCAGTGTTTGTGTCTGCATTGTGTCGTATGACTCTTCTTCATCGTCTAAATCTTCAATACGCAATGTTTCTGGATTAAACTTTAAGTCTACCTTACTGCCAACACCACTACTAGACCTTGTTTTCATAAACTGTATCTGATATCTACCGCGTTCTCGCATAGCATTACTTGTAAATATACCTACAACATTGTCTGCTGTTTGTATTTTACTAATACCACCAGCAATATGACTATGGTCAAATTCTATTTCTTCTACAGCACCTCTGTTTAACTGCGATGCTGTTACTAACAGTATGTTTAATTCTACTGCTAAGTTACGCAATTCTTCAGATACATACTTGTCTTTAATAAACAAGTCACTTGGTGATACTTTTCCACTAATTGGCATCATCAAATCCAAGTAATCTACTAACAATGCGTCTACTTTGATGCCTGTTTGTATTTCATATTCTCTAATAAACGACCTAATATCGTTAGCATTTACACCATTACTCATCTGTTTTATGCGGAATTTACCAGCACCTTTGCCCTTCATTCGCACTTTTAAGTCCACATCATCCATGTTTTTCATAACATCTCTGGTGGCATACTCACTAACCATAGCATCAATACGCATACTTGACAGTTGTTCACTTAACTCTAAACTTAAATATACTGTATTAAGTCCTGCTTGACTCCAGTTTACACCTAAGTTTTGTAAAAACAAACTCTTACCTGCTCCTGAACCACCAGCAAATACTGTAAGTTCGCCTCTGTTAAGTCCGCCATACAATTTTTGATCAAAGTTTTTCCAGCCTGTGCTTATTGCTCCTGCTTGATCTTTAATCCATTGTAGTCTTTCTTTGGGATTTTCATAATAATCTAAACCAAAATCACTAACTAAGCCAACACCACTTGCTTCTTTGATAAGTGCTTCTACACTACCATAGTCATGTTGCTCTAATAAGTCTGTGCTGTCCAGTATTGCTTTTTCTAATGCTTTGTGTCTACAAAAAGTTTCAAATTCATCCATAAACCAATTCATATGGCTTTCGTGGACGTCTTCGACTGGTTTAAGTTTTATACCATTAACTGCTTCTAACTGCTCGAGTGTAGGAATACTAGCATACTTACCAGCATGATCTTTTAAGAACTCTACTGCTTCTCTATATTTTCTATTAAACATGTAAGGCTCAACAATGCTGTTTACCCTTACAAATACATCAGGATCAGTAACTAAGAATCTTAGAAACAATTCTTGTATATCTTCTCCGTAGTCTTTAATTTCACTCATAGCATTTTGCTCTGTACTTTAATTTTAATTTCATTCGATACTGTATGTTTAATTATGCTTGATAAGGTTAAAAGTCTGCCATACTTGGTAACCGCATCGCCGACATCCTTACAATCAGTGTGCCAAGGTGGAAAACTTACTTCCCACCCTAGGTCAGCGGCCTGCCTTATCAATTCTTTACCTGGAGCATCTCTGTCAGGACAAAGTATTACCCGTTTATTTAATGAATTTATCTGTTGTATCTGTCTTTCATTCATGCTATTACCTAGTACACTTATGCCATCTATAAGTATAGCATCGATTACACCTTCTGTTACAACAACAATTTTTCTATCTGAGTAAATGTATTTGTCTATGTTAAACACATATCCGCTTTGACTATTGTTTATATACTTAGGTGTTTCTTTTGTAGGTGGATTTATATGCCTACCTACATAGCCTACCATTTCTTGATTGTAATAGAATGGTATTATCAATCTATTTTTCATCATCAAATCATCGCATACAAAGAAATCATATTGTGTTTTTAATAAACCTCTGCTGTAAGCATATTCTAATATGTCATTGTGTGCTTTGTTATATGGTAATTTAGGAACATCGTTTAGGCTAATAGCATTTGGTAATTCTACTGGTTTAAATTTTTCATAGTTTATTACAATATCGTCGATTTC